ACTTAAAATAACAGCTTTTTCTTTGTCGGTATAGCTCATGTCGCCACCGCGGCTATCACTAAAAGTCATTTTGGACTTTTGAACAGCCTCGAGCTCAGCAGCTTTTTCTTTTAAAACACTCTCCAAGCCAGCAATAGCACTACGGCTCTGCTCAGCTTGCTCAGCAAAACGCTTTTCAACTTCGGCTAACAAGCGCTCAGCACCTGTGGAACCGGTCTCAACTGTGGCGGCCACAGCAGCCTTGATTTTGGCTTCTAATTCAGCTTCTTGAGCTGCTTTTTCAGCCTTTTCTTTTTGAGCCTTTTCTTGCTGGGCTAAAACTGCGCGAGTTGCGTCTTCGGCAGCCTGACGAGCTGTGTCGGCCAATACTTGTTTGATTTCTTCTGGACTCATGTTCCACTCCTTAATGATTGTTGTGCTTTCTGCTTCCGCGGAGGATTCTAGCCCTTTAGCTGATTCGCTTTTGGGTGCAAATTGCATCTTAAAAGATTCATATTCACCGGCTTCGGTGAAAGATTTTGATAAACTAAACAGTGTGTTTTGATTAGCAGGCACACTTACAACAGAGATTTCATGCAGTTCTAATTCTTTAACAGTGAAAATGTCTTTTGTTTGATCATATTCAGCATCAACAATCTTGAAACCAATGCTGAATGCAGTTAAAATTTCATCTCTTACAAGATTAAAAATATCGGTTGCAGCGTTTGAAATACGAGCTTTGATCCACAAACCTTTTTCATCTATACGGTGCTCTACCATGCGACCCACAGGCTTGCTGTGATCGTGGTAAGCTAAAATGATTGGGTTTTTAAGGTAGTTAGACATGCCTGACCGCCAAGCGGTACTAGCAACCACATCACCTTGACGGTCAACATCAGTTGTACTGGCATAACCAGTTACTACAATAACTGAATTTGTTGGACTGTTTTGATCAGGCTCGGCTTTAACAACGCTGCTGTGTAGGTACAACAGTTTGTTTTTATCCACCTTTTTCTCCTTTAGGTACTCTGTGTATCGGCATCGGAGGGTCTGCCACCCACACTTGGGTTTGTTGCTGAACCAGCAATGTTGGCTGGTACACGTAATTGGTCGTTGCCGGTGATTGTATCAAACCTGAGCTCTTTGCGAGCTTCGTTTGGTGTGATAATGCCACCGTTTACTAGGGTTGTGTGGTACGCTGCGATGTCTTTGAGTTCGGGCTGTAAGGCACTTACTGTTGATGTAATTGCTTCTACATCATAACCAAAAAACCGCTCTAACGCACTTACATACTTGCGAACAATGGGTAGTACAGTTTCCAAGTAAAACAATCGCAAGTTAGGGCTAATGTTTGCATTGTTGCCACCTGCTAACAATATGGGTGGCACACCCAAGCTTTGTAACACTTTTTCTGCGTGGGTTTTCATGGAGGTATCAAAATCCATGTCGCGAAAGTTGGTTTGTGCAACTGGGTACGGCTTTAGTCCCGAATCCAAAATAACTGGTCTACGCCCGCCCTGTTTTGGGTTGTATCGTTGAATCCAGTGTTGAATTGTTTTTTCTTTTGCAACCTGACTTAACGTATTGTCAGTGGTAAACACTGTGCCAAACATAGCTCCGTTGTTGAAAAAGTTTTCTTGGAGCTCTTGCATTGCGGTTAGTACGCGAATTGACCCAACACAACTGGTTAACCGGCTTTGACCGCGATAAATGGATCGATTGCTTAAGTCTTTAAACGTAAAAACCTCGCTAGGTTTAAAGTCTAAAAACCCTGAATACTTATAACCAGCCACAAAGGTTTTTTCATCACTAACGATCTGCATTTTCGCAGCGGGTAAGTGATATAAAAACGCACCATCAAAGTAGATAAAAGCATTGCCTTCTAGCAAAAAATCTGTGAAAATGTTTTGACGAAAGTCTTGTGCACTTTGATAAGGGTTGGGACGAAAGTTTAACAAGTTGTCCAACTGCTTTTTACGCATGCCGGGATAAACCGATTCCTGCAACCCATTCTTCACATCATAGTCCAAGCTGCTGCAAGCATCCACAATTATTGTAACACCACGATTAACGCATTCCAAATTGTCAAATGCTGTTAAGTAGTTTTGTTGCACACCAATTGTAGAAATGTCGGTGCCTTGTTCCCAATGAATTTGTGGCTGTGCGGGATTTAACTTTTCACGAAAGTAATTCACCACATTTGAATACATGCCCATATGGCGATTCCTTAAATAAATCGTGTGAAAAATCCACCTGAACTAGCAGTGGTAGCAACACCGGAATTTTCGTGCTTTGACTTTTGACGTTCTAACCAAACGGTTTGCTTTGGCGCGCTGGCGTTTGTAGGGCTTTTGCCGTAAACGCCGTGCAGTTGCACGTGGTGACGATTGCAAAGTGTGTAGACTTGTTCGTACAATTCGCTGTGGTGGGTTTTGATAAACTCGTCGCGTACCTCACAGATCGCTTCGTCGGTACTGATATCGTATCCCAGTTCAGCAGCCCAAGTTTCCAACAATCGGGTAATTGAGTGTGTATGGTGCAGTTCTAATTCTTGGTCAGTACCACACACGTAACAATGATCTTGTTTTTCGTATGCGCGTTTGGCTCTGTCACGAACCCACTTAACAGCAATACGCTTGTTTGTGTTTATTGCCATTTTTAGACATTTATTTTTGTGTTAGGTTATTATAACACAACACCAAAAACCCGTCAACGCAAATTTTTAAACTGCTCATTCACACTTGATTTTTGGGGCACACCATGATATAATATTTTTTACAAAGTAAAAGAGTACAGTGCGTAACGGACAGCGTCTGCGATGTGGCTGTACTTATCATGTACGGGTTTTTCTGTGTTTAGGTTGGCTTTTGTGTCCCAACGATATTGGTCCAACATGGCTAACACACGTGTACAATGTGGTGCAACTCGTAGTCGATTGGTTTCAACCAAGTTTTGTACGTACGCAATACCGGCTAACACATCTTTGCGAGCACGAATGGTTGCTACATCATACACATTGGCCAAGTCTGACGCAAACTGTGCGGCTGCACTATCAATAAAAACCGCATCCACATTCCAACGGTTGATTAAAACCTTAAACTGTTCGGCATGTGCTTCGGTTGTAACGCCACTTTGCTCATACTCGTCCACAATCCAAAACACATCCAATTCGGGGTGGTAACATAGCACCACAAACGCGGTAGGATCGCGGTAACCGGGATCGCAGCCTGCAAAAAACTCGCAGGAATCCGATGGTACAAACTCTTGAACGTTGGTTTGATCAAAGGTATAAATCTGACCCTCAAACTCTGTGAATGACGCCATGTATTCTTGTTGAAATTCCGCACGACTCATGGACCGCTCGGCTTCCTTAACATCCGACGCACTCATACGGACATTTTCAGTCCAATCGGCTTGCAAACTACACCATTCTGGGAAACCGTCATCAAAACCACGATTGTAAAACTGACTAAACCAATTGTTGCGACCACGAGGGGTGGAAATAAAAACAGCCTTGCTATTCGGCTTGTCCAAGGTGGGGCGTAAGGCAACGTTAAAAGCTGCTTCACCGCCGGAGGCTAGAGCAGCTTCGTCAAAGATTATTAAGTCGTAACTACGGCCAACACAACTGTCCACAGTGGTCACAGAACCCATGCGAATGGTGCTTCCATTTGATAATTCGATCAATTTGTCTTTTAGGTTGTCGCGACTAACCTCCAAATCAAAGTGTTTGATTAACCGGCGCTGCAGTTCAAAACTAATTGAACTTAAGTTGTAATTGGGAGAGATAATTAATACGTTGGACTGTGGAATCAGTGATACCAGCTGGCCTACCACGTTGGCAATGTATGTTTTGCCTAGTCGCCGTGCGAGTGCAGCGCAAATAAAGCGGTAGTGGGGTGAGTTCACCGCATTGATTAGTGCACACTGTGGACGGTTTAAGGTTTCGTAAATGCCTAAAAGTTTTAAGTAGTTGGAAATTGGTAGTTTAATAAAACGGGTGTCACTGGGGTAGGCCGTCAAGGTTTCGCCAGTGATGTCAGTTCGGCTAATTTGAAGCGTCACGGTTGGACTCCAACAATTTGCCGATTAATTGTGCATACTTTGAACCATCACCGATTGGAACGCCTTCATTGATTTGCACATTTACTTGATTTTTAACTTGTAATTCAGTTTGTTTGGCCTGTAATTTCTGTAACTCAATTTGTCGGTCTAAGTATTCCATGGACATCTTATGGCTCAATGCTAATAGGTCAGCTATGTCTTTGGTCGACCCCGTACCCGACTCCTCCAGCTCCTGAAACTTTTGTTTGATCACCTGATCCATGGCGGCCCGCATGG